GGTGGCACGGGGATAATGTAGTGGCGGAGGAAAAATATGATGGATCAAGGTATCTTATGTATATAACACCAGAAGGTAGCCGATTCTTTTCCCGGCGGAAATCAGATGTAACCGGGTTTCCTGTAGAAAAAACAGAAAATCTTCCTCACTTGAATAAACACAAGGCGGAAGATTTAATTATTTTAGACGGGGAAATTATCGCTGGTGAATATCAAACCTCTAATGAAGTAACAAGTATTATAGGTTCTTTACCAGAACGGGCTATTAATTTACAAAAGGAACGGGGTTATGTAAACTACATTGTCTTTGACATTTTAAACTACTTTGGAAGGTCGTGTATAGAAGAACGGTGGAAGAACAGAAGGAAATTATTGGAATCAGTAGTCCCAGTTATAGGTGATGAATATATTCATTCTTCCCCTTATGTTGTTAAGAACAAATGGGAATTTTATGAAGAAATTGTCAAAAAAGGCGGGGAAGGAGTAATTCTAAAAGATATTAACGCTAAATACTTTCCCGGTAAAAGCCCTGTTGGAAATTGGATTAAGGTAAAGAAATACGAAACTTACGATGTAATAATTACTGGATATGAACCTCCTGAAAAATATTATACAGGGAAGTATCCCGAAGATTGGGCTTATTGGGAGTGTAACCATTCGGGAGAGATATTCTTTAACAAGAATGAAGCAATAAAACAAGGTCGGAAGGTTTCTCCTGTTACACGGTTTCATGCTAATGGTTGGATTGGGGCGATTAAGTTTGGGGCTTACGTTAATGGTGAATTTAGAGAAATTGGTCGGACTTCGGGAATGGATGATTCAATTCGGGCGGAGATAAGTAAAAATCCTACTGATTTTATAGGGCAAATAATAGAGGTAGGATGTATGGGCGTAATACCAAAAACAAAAGCACTTAGGCATCCCCGTTTTCTGCGGGTGAGAAATGACAAAAATAAAGAAGAATGTATTATCTAAGGAGGGAGTTGCATGAATAACTTTGACAAATGGGATCGGGTATTTATGGTGGCGGAGTATTTTCTTGAGCATGAAACAACGATAAGAGAAACGGCTTATGAGTTTGGGTTTAGTAAATCAACGGTACATTTGGATTTAACGAAAAGACTTAAAGAAATCAGCCCTTGTTTATACAAACCTGTTAGGCATCTTTTAGATAAAAACATAGAAGAAAGGGCAAGTCGTGGTGGACAAGCACTAAGAAGAATAGTAAAAGGAGAGGATAATGATGAAAACACGCACTAAAAAGGTTTATAGTTCTATTGATGAAGTAATGGATGTTTATTTGTGGAAAAACAATTACGAAGGAAGTAACTCACATCAATCTGTTTTCTTTTATGGAAATACTTTGTATTCGTATGGTTATCATTTTCCATTGGCGGTTAAAGTAAAAGATTATTACTTGATTAACGGAGATGGAACAACACCTACTACGAATAAACATCGGTTTGCTTTATTTAATAAAATAGACAATAGAAATCGGGCTACCATTCCTTTTTCAGCTTTAAATCAAGTATTTCGGCGGGATGGAGAGAGTATTTATTCGGTAAATACAAGAGATGAAGTATTAGAGGACTTTAAGATTATTGATAAAAAAGACGAAGAATGGATTCCTACTGACAGGGTTGATTCTAAAGGTCGTCCAATCTTTGAGCATCGTTTGGAAGCAGTTGTCTTTTCCTTTAAAAATGGTATTTATGTTAGTTCAATAGACCCTACCGGCAACGGAGTAAAATACTTTTTATCAGAATTACCTTATCTTGAAGTTCCTACAGTTGATGGGGCTTTTCAATCCTTAAAACCGGCGGAGGTTTTAGAGGCGGAAAATAAGGGAATAGAAGTCTATAGACAGGGCGAGTTCTTCTTTATTCCTACTGGCTATAAGGATAAGGATATTGATTTTACAAATAAAACTGTAGTAAAGAATTTTGTTATTCCCAATAAGGACAAGCGGGTTGAGTTTCGACATTATGCGACAAAAGGATTTATTACGGAGGATAATGAAGTTTGGGTACAGGGTATTGTTCGGCATAATTTAAAGGAACACAAACAGTTGAAGTTATATGAAACAGGAACGGCGGAAAAAGAAAGAGAATGGTTTAAGGTTTATGAAAATACGGCAATAATGAGTTGGTCGGCGGAGGGTAATGTAGATTAACTTTTAATAAGTTTTTATTTTAATGCTATTAAAACTATGGCATAATATAATCAAACACAAAAATTAATTGGAGGGTATTGAATGGAGCAAAATATTGTGATTATCCTTGATGATGAACAACGGCGGAAGATTAAAGAGGAGGGGATTGATGTATTACTTAAACGATCTATTAAAGAATTAGCTGTATTCTATGTAGAAATATTCCATAAGGAACCAACGAATCTGGATTTAATTGCTTTCGGTATTCTTTTAAATGAGGTTTATAAAAGTGGCACATCTATTTTAGATGAAGGGGGTGGATTAGGGTTTATTCAAATAAAGAAACCAGAGGGAGTGGGCAATATACATGACAGTATGCAGGATCAAAACTCATAAGGCAGTAGCGGAGAAGGATTGTCCACAAGAATTATTGGACGACTTAGTTAAGGATAACCCGGTTTATTATGAATATCAGAGGTTAGGGATAAGCACAAGAGGTATATCTCCTACTATTCAGCTTTATCGAGTTAATAATGGAATGGTTTATATTCCTCGTGCTATTAATATTAGTCAATACTTTCCAAAAATTGACTATAAAGATGAACGGGTAGAGGGTGCGGATATTGATGTAAAATCGGATATTAAATTAAGGGAGCAACAAGTTCCGGCGGTTAAAAAACTGGCGGAAGCTGAAAATGGTTTATTAATTGCTCCCTGCGGTAGCGGTAAGACAGTAATGGCTATTGAAGCGATTGGGCGGGTTAGGAAAACTACTCTTATTTTAGTACACAAGGAATTTCTTTTAGAACAATGGCATAAAAACATAAGAGAAATATTAGGGGAAAATGCAGGAGTTTACGGCGGGGGAAGGTTTAATTGGCAAAACCATAAAATAGTAATAGGTATGCTTCAATCTATATATGCTCATAGAGATAGACTACCCGAAGGATTAATTAATTTTCCCGGCATTGTGATTCAAGACGAAACACACCGTATATCGGCTCCGACATGGGCGGAAGTAATCCAATTATTTCCAGCTAAAAGAAGGTGGGGTTTAACAGCAACACCGAATAGACCTGACGGGTTGGATTTTATTTTCCGTTCACATTTAGGTAATGAAGTATATCGGATTGCTGAACAGAAACTATCTCCTACGGTTTATATGGTTGCTACAGGGTTATACGTTCCTCACCGGGCTTATATTGACAGACGTAATAAATTAAACAGGGCACAGTTAATAAACTATATCGTAAATGATAGGGATAGAAACAGGCTTATACTTAGGTATCTGATTGATGCGGCGAAGGCAGGAAGGCAAATTTTAGTATTAACAGAAAGAGTAAACCATGCAAAATTTTTACAAGAATCCTTCCATCATAACCTACCGGATTCGGGATTAAGTTCCGCTTTATTTATCGGGGAAACAACGAAAGAGGAAAGAATAGAGGCGGTTACAAAAGATGTTATATTTGCTACATCACAAATGGCAAAGGAGGCATTAGATATACCAACATTAGATACTTTATTTTTAACTACTCCTATCGCTTCTCCTATTACTGTTCAACAGAGTACCGGGCGGATTTTAAGGGAAGTGCCGGGGAAAAGAAATCCTTTGGTTTTAGATTTTTTGGATAGGAATAGTGTAACAATCGGTATGGCAAGAAAACGGCGGAGGATTTATGATGAATTATGTTACGATGTAATAGCAATAGACAGATAGGGTGATTGATTATGACGGTTAATTGTGAATATAAACTAAATTGTGCTTTGGCAAAAGATTGTAAGGAATATTGTTTTGAGGAGGATAATAGTTTTAATTATAAAGGAAAAATTTACAGTTATAAAAATAATCGTATAACTATTATAAAAAAAGGTCTTTATCAAGGAGCAGACGGTAAGTTTTACCCTTACGGTGGTAGAACGGCGGAAGGATCGGGAGCTAAAGAATTATGGGAATTTTTAAAACATCTGTATATATTGAGGTAGATAATATGAATAAAATAACAAAATCTGAAACCTTACTAAAATATGCTGAAAGGATAATTAATATATTATTAAAAAGAGAGGAGGTTTTGAAAGATCATATTCGAGCAATAAAACGCCGGTTATAAGAAAGTAAATATTTAATTAAGGAGGACGAATAAAATGGAAAAACAAGAAGCAATTCACAGTCTATTGGGTATTGATATGAACGTAGTAAACTCGGCGGATTCGGGAAAGGTGTTTGAGGAATACAAGAAGGTAGAAGAACTTAAAAAGGAACTCTCAAAATCGGAAGAAACATTAAAAGAAAAGTTAAAAGAACTGGCGGAGAATCAAGGGGTTTTAGATGAAAAAGGATCATATAAAGTAGAACTACCAGACGGAAGATGGTTTAAAAAAGAAGCAAGGACTTCGGTAAAGATTGATAAAGATAAGATTAGGGAACTGGATGAAGAAAGGAAGTTTTCTTTTGTCCGTCCTAAAATTGAGTTAATAACGGACAGGGAAAAAGAGGATTTAATTGATAAGGCGATCAACATAATTTTAGAAGAAACAGGCATTACAGAGATAGTTAAGGAATACGATATATTTGAAGATGGTATAGAATATGCCTATCAAAACGGGGAAATAGACGATAATGATCTTCGGGAAATTATTAAACAATCTGTATCTTATGCACTTACTAAATCAAAGGGGTAAACTGTATGGCTAAGGAATATATTGTCGGCGGAAAAAGTATAAAAATGTTTACAATCGGGGAAGTAGCAAAAGAGTTGGGTCGTTCTCATTTAACTGTAAGAAAATGGGAAAGGGATGGGGTGTTACCCCCGGCGGAGTATCGTTCTGAATCAAATCGGCGGTTGTACACAGAGGCACAAGTAGAAGCAATTAAAAGGATGGTAGAAAAACATAACGTAAGAAAGGGGGTTAAGATTCCAGAACAATTTATTTATGATGTTCACGATGCTTTTAGGGATGCAGACAAAGAAAGGAGATGATATGAGATGTGTAGAATTATCTTTATAGTATCATTAACGATTTTGGCGGTTTTGATGGTGGGTTGTGAAGATGTGGTTGTGGAACCTTATTACGAAGAAGTAAATGAAGAATTGGGCTTGCTTTTCAATAATATGATTAAAATGACGGAGAGTATGGAACATGCGAAAATTGAAAAGTATTACTCTAAAATTGAAGAAAATGTAGAAAATATTAAGGAAATGCAAGTGCCGAAACAATTTGAGGAATCTCACAACAAGATAGAAAAAGGGGCGGAGTATATTGATGAAGCAAGTGGTTTACTTTACCAAGGGTTTTTAATGGGAGATTTTGACTTACTTGAAAAAGGAGATAAGTATGCTTTTAAAGCCGGTGAGTATTTAGGGGAAGGCGTTGCCATAATGGAAAATATTAGAGAAGAAGATTTCCCGGAAATGGAACAACAAACTCCTACGATACTTAAAAGAATTATGGAATAAAGGGTTTCAACGTGTTTCCGGCTTTGGTATAATTAAAATAAGGAAAGGACAGGAACTTGAATGACGGAAGTAACTGTTTACCAGAGAGAAAATGTTGTTACTGACATTGTAGTTGATGGACACGCAAAATTCGGGGAAGAAGGACAGGACATTATTTGTGCAGGTATTTCGGCAATATGCACTACTACTTATTTTACAATGGAACGGTTTTTAAATTATGATTGTTTAAAAACAGGGGGTGATGGTTACTTACATTTTCATTTCCAAGATGATGAAAAATCACAGTTGATAGCAGGATCATTAATTACGGGGTTACATTGGATAAGTACGAAGTATCCAGAAAATATTTCTTTAAAGGTGGCTTAAAAAATGGATGAAGATAAGGTTGTAGTTAAAATTGGTGGCGGGTTTACGGTGAACTTAGGGCAATACGAATCAGCCCGTATTGACGCAGGAGTAGAGATACAAGGTAAAAAATCAGAACTGCCGGAACTATGGAAACAGGCGGAGAAGGAAGTTGAGGAGCAATTAGCTGGACAAATAGAAGGGCTTAAAAAGATGTATGATGAAAAGAACACCTTATTAGGGTTACGTAAGGAACCCAAATTTAAGTAGGTATCATTAACCGTCAAAGACGGTAAAAATAACAAAAGGAGTGATCAGCATGAGTTGGCTGGCAGAAGGTTATGAAAGGGTAAGGGAAAGAAGTAAGCAGTTAGAGGATCAGATGAACAAATCATTTGTTCCTACCTTCATTCTTCGTGAAGGTGAAGAAGCAGACATTCGGTTTTTAACAGAGGAACCTATTACGTTTTACGAACATTTTGTGCCGGGGCTGAAAAGAAGTTTTACGTGTTCTGGAAGTGCAGATTGTCCTCTTTGTGGGTCGGGTAATAAACCTTCTTTTAGGGGTGCTTATCTTATTATTGATACCCGGACTGATGAATGGGAGGACAAAGAAACCGGGGAAAAGAAAACCCGGAAGGATTCAGTAAAGGTAATGAAACACGGCATTAAGGCACTACAGGTTTTAGATCGGAAAAACCAGAAGAAAGGACTTAAAAAGTTCGATTGGAATGTATCAAGAACCGGGTCAGGTACTACTACGGCTTATGATTTTGAAGCTATTGACCCTCTAACCATTGAAGAACCCGAAGAACTTCCTGATCTGAAAGAAGTCCTTGCTCCGCAGGATAGGCAGTATATAATTCAACAACTGGCAAAAATTGGTCATGGTGTTCCCGGCAATCCTGTTAATGTTGGCGATGAAAACGAAGGAGTAGTATCTTTTGAATAATCTATAGGTGGAAGGGTTTGTCAAATACTGGCAAACCCTTCTTCTTTTTGTTTAAGGGGGATAAATATGGTAGTAGAGGAAAGAACTTTACAATGTATAGACGATATAATAGATCAATTAAAAGGAAGCACATTATTATCTTTTGACTTTGAAACAACGGGATTGGATATTTCTAAAGATGTTCCTGTTGGTATTGGTATTGCTTCTGATACCGGGGTTAATGTTTATCTTACCTTCCGCCATGATTGGGAACCGTGTTATTGTGAGGAAGAAGTTATGGGTAAGTTAAAACAATTCTTCGATGATGAAAACTTAATTCTTATTGCTCACAATCTTGTATTTGATATTCAATTCTTATGGAAGGATTATAACATTGATATATCTTGGCGGTTTGATGAACATAAAGTGGCGGATACTCAATTAATGAGTTGGTTGGATAATGAGAATAGAAAAAATCATAAACTTGAACATCTTACAAAAACAATTCTAAAAGTAAATATGAGTAATTTGGATGATATTTTAGCAGGTAAACCTATAACACAGGCGGATATGGAAGAATTATCGGCTTACGGAAAATTAGATGCTCTGGCTACTTTAGAGTTATATAAGTATTTCCATAACCGGCTGGAAAAACAGAAGTTATCGGAAGTATTTTGGAAAGTAGAAATGCCTTATTGTAGGGTATTGGCACGGATGAAGAAACGTGGTATTGATGTAAATATGGAGTTATTGGATATTTACAAGGAACGAATTGACCGGGATATAAACGAACTCCAAAATCAGTTATTTGAACTGGCGGGTAAAGAGATAAACTTTAATTCGGGTAAACAATTAGGGGAGTTATTATTTTCAAAACCGCCGGAGGGATTAGGTGCGCCGATTATTGGTTATACGGCAGGAGGTAAGAAACCTAAAAAGGACGGATCACTTGCCCCGCCGAAACCAAAAACAGACAAGGAAACATTCAAAATTTTAGAGAAACACGAAGGAACTTCATATCAGGATTTTGTAAGAACTTACCAGAAATTCAAAAAACTATCTCATACCCGTTCTAATTTTATTGATGCTTTACGGGTTTTGATTAATAGCGATGGTAAAATTAGGACAGGATTTTTACAGTTTGGAACGGTTACGGGAAGGTTGTCCTCTACTGGCCCGAATCTACAAAATCAGCCGAGAGATGCTACATGGATTGATAAATATTACATCGGTCAAACGTATCCTATTGAAGAATTATACACGACAACCTTAAAAACGGCGGATATTTTAGAGTATAAAATTCCTGATTCAAAAGAGGAATTAGAAAAAGTATTTCCTTATCATATAGTAGAAGAAAAAGACNCGGACACAAAGGAAATATATGAGGACGAAGAAGGGAAATATTTTCTGGTTTATCGTAAAATTAGGGATTTGTATTACAACAAACATGGTAAATTAATTGTCGCTGACTACTCACAAATTGAAATGAGGTTAATGGGGCATTTCTCACAAGATGAAAACTTACTTAAAGCCTTTGAGGAAGATAAAGACGTTCATACATGGGGTGCGGCATTAGTTAGTGGGTTAAGAGAAGAAGAAGTTACAAAGGATATGAGGCAAAATGCTAAAGCTGTAAACTTCGGAACAATTTATGGTAAGACACCTTACGGTTATGCTATGGATTGGTTTTCTCAAGAACCCGATTTTATTAAGGGTTATGATAATTACGGTAATCCTAAGATTAACGACAAATACTTAAACAAAGCGGAGGACTATCTTAATGAGTTTTTCGGATCATTTCCCGGTGTGTTAGGATTTATGGATTATACAGAAGCATATTGTAAGAAATACGGCTTTGTTAAAACATTAACGGGGCGGAGAAGAAGATTACCGGCAATTTTAGCGGAAAAAGAATACCAACGGCGGAAAGCTAAGAGGCAAGCAATTAATAGCCGTGTGCAAGGCTCTGCGGGTGATTATATTAAAATGGCTCAAATTCTTTTAGAGAGAAAGTTATGGGATAAGGGAATAACTCAAGCCATCCAAGTCCATGATGAAATTGTATTTAATCCTACCTGTGAAAACCCGGAACAATATTTTACAGAAATCAAAAATATTATGGAAAATGTTGTTCAATTACGAGTTAAAGTTATTACTGAACCTTCTATTTGTAACTCATGGGGTCAGGCAAAATAACGTATATTCGGGTTTATTTTTCAACTGATTTATAGTAAAATAGTATTAGGGCGGATGGATAAAAAGGAGTAGATGGTAAAAATGAATAGATTTCAATATATAGTAATGTCTGGCATTACTATATTCTGTTTTTTGGGGATTTTGACCTATTTACAACCAGAAACGGAAGTAAATTCCAATCAAAAGAAAAAGGTTACTTTCAAAGAATCATTATTAGATGATTTTGCTTATGAAGAATACGAGCAAAAGGAGAAACTAAAATTGGATGAAGATACAACAATTTACAGGCATTATTTAAAATTTGAAGCAGAGGTTACAGCTTATACAGCAGGGTATCAATGCACAGGAAAAACACCTGATCATCCGCAATATGGGGTAACAAGAAGTGGGCGGATGGTTGAAGAAGGGGTTACTTTAGCGGCTCCAGAAGTATTTCCTTTTGGAACGGTTATAGAAATACCGGGTGTCGGTAAAAGGGTTAATTATGATACTGGAAGTGCGATTAAATACCGGCATGACACCGGAAGGTTTGTATTTGATATTTACGTAAAAACTTTGGCGGAAGCAAGAAAATGGGGTCGGGAGGTTTTAGAAGTAAAAGTATATACGGATAATTTAACGGCGGAAGAAATAGAAGCAATCAAACAGTATTTATAAGGAAGGGAGGAACGTAGATGTCTAAAGGGGATAAAAACAAGCCAACAGAACTGGACTTTGATACGGTTATGAAGGAGATTAACAAACAATACGGTGGTGGAATTGCGAGTTATGCTTCTGATGCAAAGGCACTTAATATTTCACGTATTCCTACAGGTTCATTTGCCTTGGATGTAGAAACTGGCGGAGGATTGCCGGAAAATAGGATTAATACAATAGTTGGGCCTTATGAATCAGCAAAAACGACATTAAGTTTAAAAACGGTTAAAGAAGCACAAAAGAAATACCCGGATAAAGATGTAGTTTGGGTAGATGCAGAAGGGGCATTGGACTTACAATGGGTTAAGAAGCAGGGTTTGGAAACGGAACGTATGATTATTATTCGTCCTCTTTATACGGAACAGGCATTTGATATTATTTTAAATATGGTGCGTGTTCCTTCCATTTCTTTGGTTGTTTTGGATTCACTTACTGCTCTAACGCCTTCGAGAGAGGCGGAGGAAAGTATGGAAGATTGGCAAATGGGTCTTAGTGCTTACCTCAATTCAAAGTTTCTACGAAAGTTATCTTCTGCTTTATGGACAGGAAAAACCCTTAAAGATGACAACAACAAATGCACGGTTTTATTGTTAAACCAATTAAGAACACAAGTCGGCGGTTACGGTGGAGGTAAAGATATACTGCCCGGTGGTAGGGCATTAGATTTTTACGCTATGCTTCGTATTGATTTAAAGGCGGGGGAATGGAGAAAAGGAACAATTAGAGGAGTAGAGGAAGTAGTTGGAAGGGAAATAAATTTTAAAACAGAAAAGAACAGGACATTTCCCGCTAAAAAGAAAGGTAGTTTCGATTTATATACTCAAGATTTCGGCGGTTTTAGGGCAGGTGGTATTGACCGAATTAAAGAAGTATTAGTTTATGCAGTAATATGGGATATAGTTCAAAGGAGTGGAGCGTGGTATTACTATACAACGGAACAAGGAGAAGAAATGAAGTTTCATGGTAATAATGAATTGGTTAAATATTTTAGGGAATACCCGCAGGTAGTGAAGGATATTGAGAACGCTGTATTAAATAAGGTTATCGAAAGTTATATAGAAAAAGAAACGGCGGAGGATTCAGAGGGAAATATTACGGAAGTTTAATCTTACATCGCAAACATGACTATTATATAATTATATTAACATTAAAAATTAAGGGGTGGTTATAGTGGTTAAACCAACTTATGAAGAATTGGCGGATTTTGTTCTAAGGCTTCAAGCTATTGACTGTAATGAGATTCATCCTGTTGACTGTAAAAATTGTGTTCTTCTCTACACGGGGTTTTGTAAGGAAACGGATAACTTGGCAAATTTATTAGACGAGGATTGAGGAATACAATGAAGAACAATGAAGCTAATTGAGGGGAGGGGCAGGTATTAAACCCTTTACACTTGGGCAGGATTCACCAAAAAAGAAGAAAAAGAAATCTACGAAACAGGAAAAAAAGTGGGCGGAAACTGTAGATGGAAAAGTGCAACCAGCTTCTGGTGCTACTTGGCACAGCAAAGGAGATGTAAAAGAAAAACTGGCGGAAACAAAAGAGTTATTCACGAAATTTCTATGGGATAATAAATATACGGATTCAAAATCTTTTAGAATAAAAGGAGATGATTGGGAGAAACTAAAAGAATATGCGTTTAAAGCGGGCGGTTATATACCGGGTATGCAAGTGGAAATAAACAGTAAAGAACTAAAAAAACCTGTTGAACTAATTGTGATTGAGAAAAACGACTTTTTAATGTTAAAAGAAATGGTAGATTTAATAATAGAAAGGGCGGAGGATAATGAGTAAAATTAGGGGTTTTAAAGTAGTAAAAGGTTATGAGGATAAGGATATTAGTATGCCGGAACGGTCAACAAAATTATCGGCAGGGTATGATTTTAGGTCGGCGGAAGATATAGAAATACTTCCTTTTAAAGAGGAAGGTAAACCTGTTTTAGTGCCTACAGGTATTAAGGCATATATGCCGGATAGTGAAGGATTATTCCTCTATAACAGGTCAAGTAATCCTATTAAAAAAGGACTTTGGTTGTCTAACGGTGTCGGTGTTGTTGATGCAGATTATTATGGTAATAGGGATAATGATGGGCATATTATGTTTCAATTTATTAACATTTCTCCCTTTCCTGTGAAGATTAAAAAAGGAGATAAGATTGGTCAAGGTATATTTATGGAATATAAAATGGCAGATAATGATGTTGCAGAAAGAGAAAGAACTGGCGGAATGGGAAGTACTAATTAGGAGGGTAAATATGTTAGGAATAATCGGAAAAAATGTAGAACCAGAATTTCAGGAGTTAATGAATAGTTTTCCTGAAGAACTAATGGAATTGGAAGGATTGCAGGAAATTGATCCATTTACGTTGGCAAAGGAGTATTATAAGAATGATGTTCTGGCGGATCAGAGTATTGATCCTAATGCAAATATAACAGGTAAATCGCCTGTTAATTTTTATTCAGAGGTATCGAAACCTATTTTAAAACTTCGTTGTTATTATCTTTTGTGGAAATACATTAATAAAAGATGGGGCTTACAAGAAGCAAACAATATCATTACAAATATTGTAAGCGGTGGTTTATATTTCCACGATGCTTCAAAAATTGATGTTCCTTATTGCTATTCACCCGATACATCTTTTTTAATGCACGAAGGCAGACCTTACGGTTGGCTACCTTCTGTTGCTCCTAAAAAATTACAGTCTTTTATGGGGCAATTAAGGGAAGTTACGATGGATTATTCTCAAGAAAACGCCGGGGCTATAGGGTTGGCTAATGCTCTTGTAAGTATGGCGTATTATACAAGGGATGATAAGAGTATAACGGATAAGGAAATAGAGGACGAATTACAGCAGACCGTCCATATTTTCCATAATAGTTTTAGGGTTGGAGGAGATGCACCTTTTACGAATCTATCACTATTTTGTCGTGGTTCTTTATATGATACTTTTAAAAACTCTATTTATCCAGATGGGTCAAAGGTTATTGATAATATTGATGAGATCATGCGAATACAGGAAATATACGCCAAGTTTTTCGTAAAAGGTTCACCAAAAACAAATAAACCTTATCGTTTCCCGATTACTACGGTTAATATTAAGACGAATTATAATGGGAAAATTATTGACAGAAGTTTCTTTAATTTTATGGCGGATTTGAATAGGGAAAAATGTGTATTTAACTGGCATATTGGCGAAAAAATAGCCACGTGTTGTAGATTAACTTCGGATTTATCGGAGTTGAAAAATCAAATAAGGACAGATACTTTCGGAAACGGCGGATTGAGTATAGGTTCTCACCGTGTAGTTGCTATTAATTTACATCGGGTTGCTTTGGTAAGTAAAAAAACAGGACAAAATCTCTTTCAGGTTTTAGAGAATTTTATGGAACAAGCAAAGAAATTACTTGTTGTCCATAAAGAGGATATTCTAAAACGGCGGGTTGATGAGGGTATTCTCAAATTCTTTAGAATAGGTTGGGTTAATCTTAATATGTTTTTCAGTACATTCGGCTTTACTGGATTGTATGATTCTTATGAGGTATTATCAATAGACAAGGAATTTACAAATTATGCTTCTGATGTTTTAACATTTATGGAAAATTTTGCTAAAGAAGCAGGGCAACAAAACAAAGGTTTCGCTTTCAATGTTGAGGAAATCCCGGCGGAAAATGCAAGTCCAAAACTTGCAAAGAAAGATGCCTTTGTTTTCGGTACGGAAAGGAAATTATTGTCTAACCAGATGGTTCCTCTTTACACTGATCACTTTGATTTCTTTGATCGGTTACAGGTTAGCAGTAAATTGATGAATATTGTTTCTGGTGGGGCAATCCTTCACCTTAATATTAACGATGATTTAACGCCGGGGGCGAATAGGGAATTACTTCGGCGGATTGTAGAGGATTATGGTATTCCTCATTTTGCATTAAACAAAGGATTTAGTACCTGTGTTAATGATCATACGGAAGTTGGGGTATATGAGTTTTGCCCGGAGTGTAATGATGAGATTAGTTATTATACTACAAGGGTTGTAGGGTTTTTTACTGATACAACGGATTGGGCAAAAGCACGGAGAGAATATGAATTTCCGCTTCGTAAATGGTATGGTAACGAAGAAATTACCGAGGAAGAAAGGAGTGGAGTTGTTTGCAGACAATCCAAGTAGGGGGTTGGCAATTCCCTTCTTTTAATTCAACAGAGGGGGTAGGGGTTGATTTATTCTTATCAGGTTGTGCCAGAAATCCAAAGTGTGAGGGTTGTTATAACCCTTATATGTGGGATTTTAAATTTGGGGAAGAATTATTTATTGAGGATATAATATTACTTCTTACTCATAAATACAAAGATGCTGACAGCATAGCAATTTTGGGCGGGGAACCGTTAAATCAAAAGAATATAAAGACCCTTTTAGAGCAAATAAAACTTCACTTTCCTACGAAATGGTTATGGTTATATACTTCTTATGAATTGGAGGAGATACCAGAGTATATTCTTTTTTTAGTTGATTATGTGAAAACAGGGAGGTATGATCAATCTTTAGGAAAAAAAGGAAGGTTATCAAGCTCTAATCAAAAAATTTGGCGGAGAGAAAAGGATTGTGATTTTATCCAGTATTACTAAAAAGGTAATTGTATCCAGTTTTATTTTATATTATAATGGAGAAAGAAGGAGGAATAGACATGGCATTAGCTGATCTTTTGAAAACTTTTAAAAACGAAAAAGAAGAAGGATTGTTACAGGAAATTGATCGGTATTTAATGTATAGAGATGGAGCCGATATTGGACGGAGTTATGAGGTACGAGCAGAAGGGTATCACCACCCTTCTGTTCTTGCCTCATTTGACTGTTTACGACAATACGTTTACAGTTGGATTGATGCGAAAAGAAGTAATCCTTCGATTAATGCGAAAGGGAAACGGATTTTTCATACCGGGAATGATTTTGGGTATCGTATTCAAGGATATTTATATGAGATGGGTATTTTAATCGGGGAATGGTTATGTACTGCTTGTGAATATCGTTGGATGGATTTGGATGATCCTTCACCTAATTATTGCCCTAAATGTGGGCGGGAATTAGAGATATGGTATAACTTACATTACTTAGAAATCCCTCTTTTAGATGATGAAGAAAAAATGGCGGGTAAAGCAGATGCAGGGGTATTAAGGGAAGGTAAGAAAACATTATGGGAGTTTAAAACTATAAAGAATAGAGATCAAAGAACAAGTTCTTATGCGAATACTTATGAAGATTTGGTTCAGCCGTTAGATCATCATAATACACAGTTCAATCTTTATATGTATTTGGCAAATAAACTTTATGGCAAGAATAAAGATGATTTTACTTCCGGCGGGTTTGTGTATATATCGAAGAATACACAGGATTGGAAAGAGTTTAACCTTACATTAATGGACGAAGTAATTCAAAAAGCGAAGGTTAAAAGGGATTTGGTTGAACAACATGTAGCGGATAAAACTTTGCCGGAACGTGCAGGAATGGATAAAACTGACAGATTTTGCCGGTTCTGTCAATGGTTAGATTTATGCTGGACTTCTGGACATACTTTTTCTTCGGTTGATAGGAGAGTTATGGATGAATAAGTTTGGGGATTTAGTTGGTGTTATCGTTGTTTTAATAATTGTATTTGGAGTAGTGTTCTTCATTCCGGCTTTGTTTATCTACCTAAGCGGCGGTATTTTAGGGATTGAACTTACATTTTTAAACGGCTTAGTATTATGGATTACCTTATTAATTATTGTTGCTTTTGTCGGTTCGGTAATTAAGGGGGTTCTAAAGTGATTATTTCTGATAACACAATAGATGATGTTTGGCGGTGGGCAATATTTGAGTGCGTAAGAAATGGGCGGGATTATGAAATAAAACATGGTAGCTATATTGGACAAAAGAGAAGGCAGTTTCCTTATGTAGTTTTAGAGGTAAATACACCCTGGAAAAGACCGTTGGCAGTTCAAATGCCGGAAGGTAGTGGATTACCGGCTCCTACAAGTGAAGAAGCAATACACGAATACTTTTTAACGAGTATTATTAACGATGATAAAGGTTGCTTTGATTACACTTACGGACAATATATTTATCCACAATTAGAACGTGTAATCGAAATAATTAATTCTTCGGATGGTTATACGAATCAGGCTTGTATAACTATTGGAGATAAGGATTCTATTTACTTAGATGATCCGCCGTGTTTACGGTCAATTACTTTTAAACGGGTCGGAGAACAGTTAAATTTGGCGGTTTATTTTAGAAGTTGGGATTTATTTGCCGGACTACCAGAAAACTTAGGTGGGTTACAATTACTAAAAGAGTATATTTTAACTTACCTTACGTTTCCTATAAAAGACGGTTCAATTATAGCTTTCAGTGATGGATTACATTTATATGAGATGTATTTTCCTATCGTTAATATATTAAGTGCGATAAAAATACAGGAAAGGAGGGGTTAAATGTTAGCGGTGGTTAAAGATATGAAGATTAACGACAAAGGAGTAACGGTTACTTTTAGCGAAGTGGATGCAAATGATGAATTGTTGGTAAAACTTCGTTCTAAGGTAGGAGAAATGGTAGAAATAAATGTTGAATTTGACGAAGTAGAACAGGAAATGTTTTCTGTAAAACCGGAAATCAGCCAATAAGGAGGAATACACATGAGCAGACAGGTTGGAGATACGACATTAAGACATAGGGTTATAGAACAGGTAAAAAAATCTGGTATGATTATGCCCTCCAAGGTTACTCTACCAAAACAGTTTCAAACAAAAAATGGGAATTTACACGTTCCTTATGATTTAACAGATATTCCTACAGAAGAATTAGGAAGGTATATGACTTTATTTACACAACTAAACGGTTATTATGAAGTTATTGTTTCCTGTTCTTATATTGACTATGTTTCGGCGGAACGGGCAAAAGATTTTACAGAAGCACAAGTATTATTAGAAATAGCAAACACTCAAAAAGGCACTTTAACGGAGAAAAAAGCAATACGGAATACTGATCCAAGAGTAATAGAGGCACAGGATTGGTATGACGATAGGAAGGCGATTTATGAACTTTCTAATTCAGTCCTAAAAAGTTGCGAGAAGTTGGTATTTATGATTAGCCGGGAGATTACACGTAGAGGTCATTACCAAGCAACAGAGGGTAGGAATGTAAACATATACAAAAATATGGAAGATAATCCAAAATTAGATTTTGATGTAGATAATAAGGAGGATACAAATGAAGAAGTTTAATATCCCGGAAGGTAAGTTTTTAAATGGAAAATCGGCGGTTGAGAGTAAGGAAGATGCAGAGAAATTAATATCGGAATTACAAGCGGTATCAACAGCGTTATTTAGATGGGCTACTGAAAACAATATACATCAGGAATTAGCTTTATTTACCATGAACTTGAGGGATAAATATGACAAAAAAGATTCAAAGGATTCTCGGAATTGATTTAAGTTTGCGTAATACAGGTTTGGTTTTATTAGATATATCTGGAACTGTTATTAAATCGGAAACAGTTGCAACGGATAAATCTATGTCTTGGATAACTTGTATTAACAAAATAGAGAATACTTTAGCAGATTACTTACACGAAGCAGATGCGGTTTTTATGGAGAACTATTCTTTTGGCTCAAGTCATGGTAGGGAATTAGCAGGAGAAATCGGCGGGGTAGTTAAAAAATTAATAGCAGATACAACAGGAGAACTACCTACATTAATAGCACCAACTACATTAAAATTATTTGCTACAGGTAGGGGTCAGGTTCCAAAGTGTCCAGAGGGGGAAGTTAAAAGTAATTGGGGTAAAAAGTGGTTAATGCAAGAAGTAAAACAGCACTTTGATATGGAGTTTGACACAGATCATGAAACTGATGCGTTTGTGGTTGCCACAATAGGAAGGATACTGCACTTAATAACGGCGGGGATTTTAGAAATGGATTCCTTGCCTAAACACCAACAAAAAGTAATGAATACTTTAATTAAGGAGGAAGTTAGATATGGATAAGGTTACATTGAAAGTGGCGGCCTCAAGCAATCCAGCAAGTGTTGGAGGGGCTATTGTAAGAAATTTACAGGAGAATAAAAATGTGGAAATCCTGGCTGTGGGTGCTGGCGCAGTCAACCAAGCTACGAAGGGAATTGCTATCGGGGCAGGTTACGCCGCACCACAGGGTTTGGCTATTTCCACACGTATCGGTTTTGCTGATATTGACATTGATGGACTACAGAAAACGGCGATGAAGTTTATAATCCTTACGAATTAGGAGGAAAGACTATGTATATTATAGAAAAAGAGATACACTTAGATGCGGCACACAAGATAGAAGGACACGAAAGTTGCGGTTTCATTCATGGACATAGGTATCGTGTTATCGTTACAATCGCTGGAAAAAAATTGGATAAACACGGAATGTTGGTTGATTTTGGGGATTTAAAGAGTTTACTTTCTAAATACGACCATTGTTATCTTAATGAAATAATTAATCCTACAACGGCGGAGTATTTATCAAAACTATTCTTTTATGAAATACAGGAATACTGTGATAAATTATCCCATACACCAAAAGTTGTAGAGATTAAGGTTTGGGAAACACCTACTTCTTGTGCTACTTTTAGAGAGGTTTAACTATGGTTATTGTGTTAATATCTGGAAAAGCGGAACATGGTAAAGATACTTTTGCCGTTTTTCTAAAAGAGGCGTTAGAGGAAAAGGGGTATAAAGTCGGTATTTATCATTTTGCTAAAGCAGTAAAAGAAGAAGCGGCGGAGAAGTTAGGGTGGGATGGTAAAAAAGATGAACAAGGACGTAGTTTACTACAAAAACACGGTCAGGGCATGAGAGAATATGATCCCTATTATTGGTGTAAAAAGTTAGAAGAAAAACTAACGGGGGATGAAGATATAATCTTATGCCCTGATACACGGTATAAAACAGAAGTGGGTTATTTTAAAACCCGGTTGGATAGTAACTATACTGTTGTTACTTTACGGGTTAATCGTTATCAAAACTCCCGCCCTTATGATAATAACCTTACGGTAGAACAGAGAAACCATATTAGCGAAACAGATTTGGATGATTTTCACTTTGATATTCGGGTAAAGTATGATGAAGGCGTGGAAAATGTAAGGAGTATGGCTCACAGCACAGCGGGATTCGTAATGCCGGTAAAAACGGTAAAGGGGTAAGCACATGAAAGTTAATGAAATTTTTACCAGCATACAAGGGGAAGGAAGATTAATTGGCACTCCCGCCCATTTTGTAAGGTTTTTTGGGTGTAATTTAAACTGTTCATGGTGCGATACAAAATCGGCGGTTTTAGAGGAAGGTAATTATGAAGTATTAGAACCTCTATCTATAGCAAGTAAAATAGCTAATGGTTATGCAAACATGGTTGTTTTAACAGGTGGGGAACCATTCTTTCAAGATTATGATAAACTTTATAATTTATTATTTTTGTTACGATCTATTAGACGGAGGTTTGTTCAAATTGAAACAAATGGAACATTAGTGCCGGAAATTAATCTTTTACATTTAGTCAATCATGTTACAATTAGTCCGAAACTTTCTTCTTCGGGTAATGGTAAAGCGGTTGATCTATCAAAATGGGTTAGCCGTTCTAAAACAACACAGGTAGAGTTAAAATTTGTAATAGCTGATACTAAGGATTTTATTGAGTTAAAATCTTACTATAATTTACTGGAAAAGAAACAAGGTAATTACTTACCATTAGTTCAATGGACATTACAACCAGAGTGGGGCAATAAAGAAATCTTTAAAAATTTTTTAGATTTAACAAGAAATTATATACCAGAGATAGCGAGTAATGTTCGGTTTATTCCACAGATGCACAAATTTTTTGATTTACGATAGGAGGGTAAAATAATGAAGGATTTTACAAAGATAGTAAAAAATGACAAAAATGGAAAGTACACAGTTGTAAGGGAACTATCAGATGAACTAACGGAACAGCAGATTAAAGAGCAGGTTCAAAATCTGGAACACAAAAAAGAAACCATTGAAGATGAACTTGAAGCAGTTGAGGTAAGGCTTGATGTATTAAAGACAGCATTGAAGGAAGGAAAATCGGAAGCTGATACTACACTACCGGGATTGAAAATGCCTATCTAAAGGTGGTTATTATGGGGAATATACAAGCACTTTTTCGGCGGATTTTAGAAGAAATCGGAGAAAATCCTCAAAGATCAGGACTAATAGATACACCACATAGGATAGAGAAACTTTATAAAGAGGTATTTTCCAGTTTAAATGAACAGGAACCAGATGTAACAGTTTTTCCCAATGAAGAAGGGTATAAAGATATGGTTATTGTTCGGGATATACCTTTCTATTCTATGTGTGAACACCATTTATTACCTTTTATCGGGTATGCTCAAGTTGGTTATTTACCGGCGGAGAATTATATTGGTCTTTCCAAAATAGGTAGGGTAGTAGATTTCTACGCTAAGAAACCACAAATACAGGAAAGAATGACAATGGAAATAGCGGATTATTTATACGATAAAATACAGCCGAAAGGGTTAATGGTTATTTTAGAAGCGGAACATCAATGTATGACAATCCGGGGTGTAAAAAAGGCGGGGTCAAAGACGATTACTTCTGCAATTAGGGGTAAGTTTGATAAGAATGAGTTTATTAGTCTATTACAAACAGGAGGATAAACATGGCTTATAGACCTATAGTAGCTATTGATTTTGACGGAACTATTGTTGAAAATGCTTTTCCAAAAATAGGAAAATTAGTAGAAGATGCCAATAATGTAATTGCCCGTTTATACCAAAACGGGTGTTATATTATTATCTGGACTTGTAGAAAGGATAAATACGAAGAAGATATGGTTAATTTTTTACAGAAAAACAACATTCCATTTCACGCTGTTAATGAAAATGCACCGGGAATTGATTTTACAGGGCGGAAAATATTCGCTAATTATTATGTTGATGATCGAAATGTTGGGCGGATGCCGGTATGGTTGGAGATAGAGAAGGAAATATTAATGCACGAATACTTTAAAGGCACGTTTTGGGGTAAGGAGGGGAAATAATTGCATATACGGAAAGGGTCATTAGAAATAGCAACGGGTAGGGGTAAAAGATTTATACTCAAACCGTATGATTTTTTTACGGCGGGGTTTAAAACAGTTCCCTATAATGAAGTAATTGCTTATGAAATTTCAGAGATTTTAGGGTTTCATGTTGTTCCTCCAACTAAAATATCAGCTACGAAAGTAAATATCGGCGGGAATGAAATAACAATGGAAGGATCGTTACAGGATTATATTTTAGAAGCATTACCTTTAAATAAATATGTAGGACAGGTTAATCAAGAGGATATAACAAAAATGGTGGTATTTGATGTTCTAATTTGTAATACGGACAGGACTTTGGATAATGTTGTAGTGGATTTGTTTCAAAAACCTCATGCCATTGATAACGGGTTTTCATTGTGTTTTCACTTACCAGAAGAAGCAGAACAAAGGGATTTTACGTTTTATAAGAATCCCTTTGACATACAGGAACCCGGTTTAAATATTGACCCTTTAATTATTGGGTTGGTAGATATTGATTACGCTATGGAATTGGTTTCAACAATACAAAATCAGGACTTCAAACTGGATTTGACTATTAATTTCGGCGGGAATGAAGAACAACGAATAAAAGAAATACTACAAACAAGGATCAAATACCTACCAAAATTATTCCATGAACAAGTTGCCGGAGGACAGCATTATGAATACGTTACTCCTGTTTAGTGGTGGGTTGGATAGTTTTATTGGTTGGCATTACCTATCACGACCAGATTGCTTATATATTGATTTAAAACACAAATACGCCGGAGTGGAAAAAGAACGGATTAAGTTATTACAAACAAAGTTAAATATAAAGGTAAAATATGATAGGAGGTTAGTTTTAGGGGATAAAGAGGAATCCGATGGAAATATACCTATGAGAAATTCTTTCCTTTGTCATATTGCCGCTTTACATGGTGGGGAATGGATATATTTAATCGTGCAAAAAGGGGAAACACATTCGCCGGATAGGAGTATTAACTTTCTTACAAAAACTCAAAAATTATTAAGTGATATGTTGGAAAAGGAAATTACTATTGAAACACCTTTTCTTAACATGAGTAAAGTGGATATGGTAAAATGGTATAGAGAACAAGGTTTATCTACTGAAAACTTACTACTTACTACGAGTTGTTATAATATCGGCGGAAATAATGGAAATCAATGTGGTTATTGTTCGGCATGTTTTAGGAGATGGGTTGCTTTCGAGTTAAACGATTTACAGGAGGAATATTATATTAATCCTTGGGATACTGAACTGGCTCGAAGGTATCTTGCGGCGGCTCGAAGCGGTGAATATAAGGAACAAAGGGCGGAGGAAATAATATCGGCACTTGAAAGAAAGGGTATTGAATAGGAGGTAAGACCGTGAAAATCTATCTGGCCGGTGGAGAAAGTATGCACAAACTATTAGCTGAACACGGGGCTAAATATGTTCTAATATCTTACTACTACCTAAGAGAAAAAGGCGGAAGGACAGTAGAAACTATTTTAGATAAATTTGATGATGTATTCTTAGATTCGGGAGCATTTACATTAAGGTTACAGTTAGAAAAGAACGGAGTTAATCCGAGTAGTCGCTATGCCTCTGATCAAATAGATGATTACTTGGAGGATTATGTTCAGTTTATTAATGAGTACGGAGAACATTTTACTTTGGTTACTGAACTTGACGTAGGTTCTTGGCAACAAAAAACAAGGTATCGGGAACAGTTAAGAGATAAAATAAAGGCAAATGTTACTTTACTTCCTGTTGTTCACAGGGCTGATCCTAATAGATACGTGGATTATCTTTGTGAAAAATACCCTTACGTTGCTTATGCGGGTCTAAAAGGGTATTCGGTGGCGGAAAATAGGAAGTATATTGCTCAAAGGTTAGCACCGGCTAAGAAAAACGGAACTCCTATTCACGGCTTTGCTTTAACGGCGGTTGATATAATGAGAAATTTCGGATTGGCAAGTGTAGATAGTGCTTCATGGCTTCATGTAGGAAAGCACGGAATGACGTTTTGGTTTGATGGAAGGCATTTAAGGGCTTACGATAAATTTAATAAGTGGGTCAGGGCAAGGTTTAAAAGAGAAGTTAAGGGGTATGGGTTGAATTGGGATCGGTTTATGGACGACCATGCTTACGAAACAAACTCTTTTAGTTTAATACAATGGCTTAAATTTCAAGAGTATTTAGAAGAACAAGGCAAGTTGGGGCAGTTTAAAGAAAAACAAGAACAATTTTGGCGGAAAGAAAATGTTACTTAAAGACATAAAAGAATTACCTATTATCAGTAATGGGGCGGGTAGGTATGTTTATGATTATGGGGATCAGGTAATTAAGATTCCTAAAAACTTTAAGGAAACGTCAAAATATCCTTCTTTTTCTGATACTCCGCAAAAAGAACGCTCAAGGGTAATGCAAAATATAGTTGAATTAGAGGTTTTTCTAAACTGTCCGGCGAGATTAAAATATTTATTATGTGATATTCCTTATTACTTTTACGTTGAAGATATACCTATTATCTTTCAGAAGAAAATGAAAACATTTAACTCAAAAGAGGCGGATTATTTTAGAAATTACGGTAAAAGAAATAAGTTAGAAGCCTTTTGTCATAAGAATAACCTTAAAAACTACGATCAATTAGAGAAAGATATTCGGGAATTGAGTAATATATTTGAGTTAGAGTTGAAAGAAATTCTAACGAATTGGCGGAATTGGGGATATGACGAAGAAGGAATTAAACTAATAGATTACGGTTGTTTAAAAAGAGAAGTAAGGCAGAAACATTATAGTAATGGTTATAAGGTGGTGATGAAGTGAGTAAAAAGAAATCTAAGGCAAGGGAACAAGTTCGTGGGCCGGAGGAAAATGAATATAACGAGTTAATAGCAGAAGATGGAGGGGAGGTAACAGACGAGTTGCAGGAGATATATGATTATGATCAGGAAAAGAAACAAAAACAAGGAGAGCAAAAGGAATACAAAGACAGACTTCCGGCGGTTCCAAGTAAGCAGACTATTGTTGCTGATACTTTTGATATTCCAAGAGTATGTGATAATTGTTATTTACAGGATAGGTGCAACCATTTTGAAGAAGGGGCTACTTGTCGTTTTAGGACTTCGGTATCTATTGACCAACCACATGATATATTTGAACTATTACGGACATTGATAGAGATGCAAGGTGAACGGGTAATTTTTGGGCGGTTTATTGAAATGACGGAAGGCGGTTATGTAGATAGGAATTTATCAGAGGAAATTAAAAGGTTAATGGAAATGATGAAAAACTTTAAAGAGATACTTCAAGAGGACGATTCTATTAACATCAGTATTAAAGGGAAAAACGCTGTTCAAGGTAGTGGTGGTATTTTATCAGAGATTTTCGGCGGGGGAGGGAAAAAAGAATCTGATGGAAATGAAGAAAGTAGAGATTAACTGGCTAAATAAAGAGATAAGTCAGATCGGGTTTGGCGGATTGGCATTAAAGAACACGCCTTTGGAGGGTGGTATGAGATTGGTTTATCACGCCTATGAAAAAGGGGTGAATTTTTTTGACACGGCTCGGTCTTACGGTCATAGTGAAGCGATTATTGGGCGGGGTTTATATGGTTTTAGAGAAAATATAATTATCTGTTCTAAAACTAAGGTAAAGAGATTAAAACCATTAATGGACGATTTAGAAGAAAGTCTATATAATCTAAAAACAGATTATATAGATATTTTTATGTTGCACGATGTTAGAAACTTAAATATGATGTTCTACGATAATTTGGAAGCACTTACTTTAGAAAAAACGGTGAAGAAGGTTGGGGTTTCGGTTCATCGACTGGAAATTCTGGAAGAAATTGTTAAACAAGGTATGGTTGATGTGGTTATGTTTCCCTTTAACTTCATTGAATCAGAAGCATTAAATACAGGGCTTATTGATAAGTGCAGAAAAAAGAATATTGGCATGGTTATTATGAAACCAATCGGCGGAGGGATGATAAGATACCCTGAAAAATCCTTACAATGGATTGGTAGAACTTTAAAAGACGCTATTATTATACCGGGTATGAAAACAATAGAGGAAGTTGATATTAATACGAATCTCTTTGAAAAATCTTTGAAATTTCCAAGAAATTTCCCTGAATTATGGGAAGAAAAATCACGGTTAGGGCATCGGTTTTGTCGTAGGTGTGAATATTGTTGTGTTTGTCCAGAAGGGATTAATCCTTCTATCATTATTCAATGGCGGGAGTTGATGATGAAAAGGGATGAAGGATTTTTAAGTGATAACAAACTAAAACAAATAAAAGCCGGGTTAGAGTGTAAACAATGTGGTTTATGTGAAGAAGCCTGTCCTTATAATCTAAAATTAACGGAATTGGTTCCTCAAGAAACCCGGCGGATTTTAGAGAAGGTGGGTAAATATGAACATTCTAAAACTTGAAGCATCAATACTAAGGTTTTCTGTATTATTTCAAGTAAGAACAAAGATACAACATACCGGGGTAACATATAGATGGTATAACATCATTAGACCTTTACTTATAAGCGGATTTACAGGGATAACGGTTGTTGGATTGGATATTCTTTACGGTCGTGTTTCATTTATCGTTGATTTACCGTTTGGTATTCTCTCGGATGAACAAAAGGAGGGTTACCGTAGTCCGTTCTCAACTTGAATTTAGTAATAGAAAAAGCATAGTATCATGTCATAATGGATAATAATTATCCATTGAAAAATAGTGTTTGTTAAGTTTTCGTGTTATATAGGAAAGTTTACAAAGAAACTGGCGGGGTAGTTAAAGTATTAACTGCCATACATTATATATAATATATAAGGAAAGAATTTATTTAGCCTTACTTTACCAAAAGAACTTAAAAAATTTTTAAGTTCTTTAAAGTAAGGCTTTTATCGTTTATACGTTGGGTTTACACTATAATTAGGGAACAGGCAATCCCTGTTCTTAATCTTTGTTAGGGAGGGTTGTTAATGATTCTATACTGTGATTTCTGCAAGGAAGATGGGAAAATGAAGAAGGCACGGTATGATGCTCGAACTACTTTCGGGTATTGGGCTTATCTTTGCGAACCGTGTTTCGGATTTGCCGGTGTTGGATTGGGTGTTGGAAAAGGACAAGTCTTAAAGAGAATAAATACGGAAACGAAAGGTGGAACAGAAAATGAATGAGGAAATTATGAAAAAGGCGGGCTTTGGAAAGGAAGTTGAAATGGTAAAAAAGGTTATATGTCCATTTTGCGGTAAAAAGGTTAAAGCAGAGGATTTCAGAGATCAGCTATCAATTAAGGAATACAGAATTAGCGGGTTGTGCCAAAAATGCCAAGATGATTTCTTTGGTAAATAAGAAAAAGGCGGGGTAAAGCATGGATCAATTCAAAGGGATGATTACCATTCGGATGAATAAATCTTACGGGTTTAAGTTAAAGGAATTAATTACCGATTTCGTTACTCCTTTGGATAACTTTGAATCAAAAATTACTGTTCGGGTGGAGGATAATAGCGAATTGGTATTGGGTGAATTTATTGGTCATTTTGTGGATATTCACCATGTTATTAATTGGTTAAAAAATGCCTGTAAGGAAGCAGGTATAAAAACTTTTGAGGAGGTCGGTTAAGATGGAACAACAACTGTTTCTGGTGGTAGGGTTTGCTTGCTTATATGTAAGTGTTGGGGGTATTATCTACCATTTAGTTTACGGAAAAAATAACAAGTAACTATTCCATAGTAACTAAGTAGGGTTTACAATATAATTAACGGAACGGGCAACCTTTGCCCTCAAAACACGTTAAAGGAGGAAACAACATGAGTTTTTGGGATGAGCAAGTAGAATTGGGAACGGTGGAAAGAGATGAAAAGGGAAACTGCATTAAGGTTACTAAGTGCAAAAAGGGTTCGCAGTATTACATTGACATTCGGAACTATTTCGTCAACAAACAAGGGGAAGTTGCTCCTACAAGGAAAGGGATAGCAATTCCGGCGGATTATGTAAAAGACGTAGCAGATATACTACAGGATTCTTTAGACGAAGTGCTTACCTTAATTCAAGAGTAGGAGGGTTGACTATGGACGAGCAGGTAGTATGCAGGTGTTCTAAATGTAAATATCGGTTTCGGGTTTTAGCTGATGAATATGGGGATCATAATTGTCCTAAGTGTGGATTTACTCCTAAACCTAAAAAGCGACCAGAAAAAATGATGATGTTCAAGGAAATAAGGTCGGGAAATGTTCAAGCACTTGGGAAAAACGGGTATATGAACTGTAAGGGAATTGAGTTGGATTACATTGATGAAATGCCGGACGCTATAAGAATATATCCTATTACTTCCAAGTTAAAGGCGGGTAGAAGTTTTATCGAAATTCCTATTGATGAAGTAGAGGACTTCTCCCAATTAATTTTAGATTATCTCAATCATTTGTTTGAGGAGGAATTTAAATGTTAAAAATGTTTCGGACTTACGCTGGCGTTAGGCGTAGGCAAAAATATGATAAAGGGCCAACGTATAATGCTGAAAAATCTAATGAAAACAAAGGGGATAAAGTTGGGCGGTCTAAAAGGTTAGTTTCATGGTGGCGGAGGCGTAGAAGATTTTAAAGGGGTGGTAGTGATGAAATAAACGCTTATACGTTAAACAATTAAATATTTTAGCCGAGTAATCTCGGCTGCTTTTTTAAGCTGATAATTTAAATATTATCAGCTTAAATTAGGAGAATAGAAGGAGGTCAAAGCGTATGGAATTAGAAAATTTGGAGTTATTACCTGAACACATTAGAGGCGGGGTGAAAAGGTATGTGGAGGAAGGAATAGAACCCGGCGGATTTTTAAGGGCAGTTATCAGTAATGATCTAAGCGGAGCATTTGGAAAGGCAGACAGTATTAACTCGGCTAACTTAGAGAACATTATTAAGTGGTTCTACAATTACGCTCCAAGTCAATGTTGGGGATCACCGGAGAAAATGGTTAAGTGGATGAAAAAAGGCGGAATGAAAGGAGAGTTTAATAATGCACATAGAAGTCAAATTAACGATGGATAATTTTAGAGAAGAAGGTAAGGTTTGTTACGGAGATGTTTTTATTGTTGAATGGGAAAAAATTGACAAAAAATGTGCCTACCAGTTAATGCAGGTGGACACTAATCGGTTAAAGTTAATGGCTCTCCACGATGCTAACCGTAAGGATAATTGGGAATGTCGTAATTTCAGCACTACGGTTGACGAAGTAAAAGAACACATTAAAGATACGCTTCACAAGGAAGCAATTATTATTTATTACATTCCCCGTGAAGAATTAAAAATTACTATTGGTCGTATTGAGTAACTTGAATTTAGTTAGTTTTTCTTCATAGTATTATTATGTTTGGGGATAAACTAACGAGATTCACGATTTCCGGCAAAAAGAAACTTATAAGAATTTTCAAAAAAGGGGTTCTAACGTGCCTAAGTAGGGTTTATACTATAATTAACGGAACGGGCAAACTATGCTCTTCCAACACGTTAAAAGGAGGTTCGTCAAATGACGACAAAAAACAATGCTGACCAGTTGGCGAAGGAGTTAGGGCTTAATCCTGATGCCCTGACAAAAGAGGATGAGGTTGAGATAAAGGAACAACCTCAAAAGTCTAAGAAGTCCGGCGGAAAGAAAAAGAAACAAGAAAATAAGGAAACCACGCAGGAAAAATCGGAAAAGAAAATGAAGAAAAGGGTTGCCGATCTTTCCAAGGAAGGCGAAATCTTTGGAGTGCCTGTCAACCATCTTCAAAAGCCCATTACCTTCAATGAGGACGGCGAGCCGGAGGAAATTGTTGTTACCTTCAACAAGGCGGAAGTTGAACCTTACCGTGATCAAAACGGGCGGATTTTGTTGGAGATTCACCGGGCTAAGTACCGCAAAAAAGGCGGGGATAAGTTGAAGGTTATCGCCGAATTTAATGATGGTAAAACGGAAGTGATTACGGAAACCAACAATCACAGCCGGGGTTGGAAAAGGGCGAAAACGTGGGCTATGCTTCTTACCTTGGCATTTGACCCGGACAACGATGTTAAGGTTTTAGAAATGGACAACACCCACGAAGTCGTTTAATTAACCGAAAATGGGCGGGTATTTTAGAATATCCGCCCACATTATTTTCTTGGAGGTAGTAATTTATGGGAAATGTTGATAAACGGTTTATGGAGTTGTTGGAACAAAAGAAAAATGAACAAGAACAGGCGGAACAGGAAGAAAAAGAAAATCTATTCGATCCAGATGAACTATTACATGAGAATATGCACACTTTACTTGGTTTTCTTGTTCGGCGGTTGGATGAAGATGGATTACGTAATGAAATAACAAACAGCTTGGATTTTATTTATCATACGTTACTCTTAAAAGCAGATACTTACGGAAAAGCAGTTGTTCTTTCAACCTTCCTTCTTTTAGCGGTAATGGATGAACCAGAGTTAAGAGAGGCTTATGACGCAGTTGCGGAGTTGAAAAAGAACTCAAAATAGAGAGGGTTTTATCCCTCTCTTATGACGCATAGGAGGTCTGTTACCGTAAGGGCAGATCCCGCTAATGCCCCGACCTCCGGGCTTACGAGTAGTTATACGAACAAAGGTTGGCTACGCCGATAAGGTAGCTGTTTAACTACTTGCGGAGTTTCCCCTCCTATGCGTTATAAGAAAGGGATAAAACTAAAAAGTATTTCTTCCTTTGTTTACCAGTTCCTTATATACTTAAAATAGGGAAAGGAAACACCCAAAGTATAAGGAGGAATAAAAGTGTTTATTAACAAAAAGGAAATGGAAGTATTAGAACAAAATGGTACGGTTTTTATTCTTGCGTACGACTTCAATAAAAACCATAGTGGAATCAAAAGGGTCGTCCAAAGTGTGGAAAACCGGCTCAAAACCTCAAGCATCAGCGACTTAATACACGGCATGGTAATCGTGCCGGATGGCGGGAAAAGGGAAAAAACTCGCTATGTATTGGTTGGAATCCCGGAGGACTACTTGTACCTAAAGGATGGGGTTAAGCATCTGGACTTCATACACAAAAGCATGGGGTACAAGGACGAGCATTATAAGGAATTAAAGGTAGGTCGCACAGTTGAGGAAATCCTCAAAAAGTTAAACCTCATACTGGCAAAAAATAAGTATTCCGGGGTTCAGGTGGTGGAATCGTGGCAGTTATGGGAAGGGCATCTCTACTTAGAGGAGGTCTAAATTGGTCGTTTTCATGGCAACAATCCTACTTATAGTCGTAGTCAAATATATGTAGTCAGGGGAGTGGTAGATGGAGTTTATTTTCACGGTGTTTATTCTGTATTGGATTTGGTGTCGTGTATTAGACTTATAAGGAGGTCGTTTTATGGAAAAAGAGAAAGAAAAATTACCGGCGGAGTTTAAAGGGAGTGTAGTTTCTCAAGCAACACTAAACCCGACACATCTTATTGAGAACTTTGTTCAATTTATTGAACAAAACTACCCACAAGACGAAGGGTTTATTGACTTCGTTGCACAGAAACTAAAGGAAGAAGGTTGTGTAACGTGGGAGGATTATACGAAGAAAAACCTTGAAGAAGCGATGTATTTCCTCGAAGATTTATTTGATTACATTGGGGAAATAGCACCAGAAGGAACCATTTTCGGCGCACACGAAGGGGATGGTGCGTTATTCGGATTTTGGGAAGTAAAGGAGGATGAATAATGAGTTACGGTAATGTAATCTGTTCTTATTGTGGCACAGAGGATATTCCTAATCAGCTTTTTACGGCGGTTGATGAAGGAATTACGGAATGTTTGGAGTGTGGAGCAGTAAACGGGGAACATGGAAAGTTACCAGAGGAGGATGAAGATGGAACTGGTTAGAGTGGAGGAACCCGTTGTAACTATAAAGCTGACTTATAAGGAATTGATAGCTTGCATGGGGGCTTTGAGGGCAGCCGATAACAATGATGTAAAACATGCGGCATACACGGAAATGGAAATGCCCTTTGAACAAAGTATTTCTTCGGAAGAACAAATTAACCTATCCTTTGCTTTTGAAGAAACGGCGGTTGAGGTAATAAAAACTTTAGTTAAATAGAAAGGAAGGGGATATAATGCACCCGACTATTTATGACAAAGCAGTATTAATCTCCAAACTGGTTTCAAGTTTGGAGCCGGACAGGAAAACAGAAAAAGTATTGTTCTCTTACTTTCAAACAGCGTTTCTTCCTGATGTTCGGGTTATAGAGGATTGGCTTCGTGATAATCCTTCCTTGGGAAATATGCTTTTAGCAGAACTACTCGGAAGGGTTGTTGATCTTTATCAAGATGTGGAACTTGAAGATGATTCGGCGGAAGATGAAAGGTTACTGACACAAGATGAAAAAATGGAACGGGTAAGTGAAGGAATTTGCCGGTATTGCGGATATGGTTTTAGAGTGGCAGGGGAAAAATACTACCGTTGCGGGATTCGTGATAATACGGAGTGTCCACATGATTTGGTTATAAAAGAAATTTGGGCGGGGAGTTGAAAAGGATGAATATTAAACCAATATGTCCTACGTGCCAAAGTTCTTATCCTCTTGAAAAATGGGTTGACGTTACTATTGAAAAAAATAGAAATAAATACGAAAAACCGGCGGATACGAAAATAAACCTATTTGAAAAAGGATGGCAGTATAGGGAATACCTTTGCCCGAATGTTGATTGTAGGGCTACACCAACCGGGTTAGAGATTAAATTTGTATTTATCGAATTACCCGGCGGGAAGTCAAGGTTATTTGATAACTACCAAGCACTATTTATTAAGGAGGTTTACGAAACCGCTTACACACTCGGTAAAATGGGGATAGAGAAACTTTAAAGTTAAACCTTTAATAAGATTAAACAAAAACGGCGGGTACTATAGAAAATGGTATTCGCCGTTTTTATTTTATCTATTAATAGAGATAGTTACGTAAGAGTATATCTTCTAAACCTAAAACCCGCACCAGACCCCAAAAAACCGGCGGGGAAGGAGAATATAAAGGTAGCTTTAATATTAAAAAGAATATATACATACTATAATTACATTTTTAGAAACATTTAATAAGAATAGAGAATAATAAAAACCCCACCGGGTGTGCCCTTAGAATGAACTCTCCCTCGCCCTCTCTCACTTGAAATTAGCTTGAATTTAGTCATAGTATCGTCATAGTATTAGACTTGCTTCCTCTTTCAACCGAATACTCTCGATTACTCCTTTTTGCTCGGCGGGCACGGAGTTGAGTTTACCCAGTTTCTCCCTCTTTTAGAAGAAAAAGTAAAAGTTAAGTTTTCGTGATAGTTGTAAAATGGAAAGTATTTAATTATACGTGATTCCTTACAAGCACCATTTATGTTACAATATTGACAAATAGTGTTTTACAGTGTTTTACACTGTTAAACAGTGTTTTACAGTGTTTTACAGTGTTTTACACTGTTAAACAGTGTTTTACAGTGTTTTACAAAGGAGTGATTAGCGATGAATAAGTATTTTGG